TCACATAAAGAGTTGGTTGAAACTCTTCTTCTGACTGAAAATACCTACCGTCTTCATAACCACGAACCAACATTTTATTAAATTTTTCATAGACGTTGGTATAAAATCTCATTTTGTAAGTTCTAGATAATCATCAAGTAATTTTCCACTTGGTTCAGCAAGAGTTAAAATCTTATCCGAACTAATCATAATTTCAACATCATTGGTAATATTGTTTAACCACTTTACCAAAGTTTTTTCCCCAGATTCGCTGGTCACAACTTCATATGGTGAAATAAGTCTACAGTCTGGTTGACCAATATCAGCCAATACTTCCTGAATCTTGCTGATCAAAATTGACTGATTCAGTAAGACTATTACTTGTGTCAGAATCTCCGATTCCATTTCCATTTCCATCATTTCTTGTTCCATTCATTTTCTCCTCATAAGATTTTTTAATTTCATCAATTGGTTCAACAATACAAACAACCCAATCATAATTAACAACAATATCATTATCTTTTGATAATGCCATCCATTTGTAAAATGACGCATTATATTTTGTTTGTTCTACTTCTTCAACTAATACTTGAGAAGAAGACAATTTAACATAATGTGGACTTTTAAAAAGATAAGATACTAAATTATCATCAGGATCTCTAAATTCTTTAATATCAGAAATAACTTCTTCACCAGATTTTAAAAGTGCTAGTTTAATAGTCATAATTCATTTATACCTTTAATTATTATAACAAAAAAATGGGGGAGCGTCAACTGGTTTTTGCCAGTTGCTCCCCTGCGGCAACAATATTCAGAAGTATTTATTTGAGTTCATAAACCTTTTTCTTTTGATGCTCTGGAATGACTCTTTTGAGTTTAATAATCAGAAGACCATCAACAAATGTAGTATCACACACTTCAACATCATCAGAGAGAGTCCAGGTACGTTTAAATGCTCTCTTTGCTAATCCTTGGTGTAGATATTCATCATCAGTATCACCAATTTTTTTTGCTTCTACAAAAAGTTTATTCCACTCGGTAATAACTTCAATGTCTTCTTTTTTATATCCAGCAAGTGCAATTTCTAATCTAAAATTAACATCAGTTTCTTTGATTAGATTGTATGGTGGATAGTTAGTATGTGATTCTAGCGAAGTATCTAACCTTTTAAACCACTCATCCATCCCAATACTATTTCTTTGAATCTCCATCAGATACTTTGCAGTTTCTGGTACTGATAGAGTAAGCGAACTTGTTCCGAACATAATAGACCTCCTTGAGCGTCTGTAAATTAATAATGTCCCCGAAGGCAACATCATTAGTATATATCAGAGAACATAAAAAAAGAGGAGTGTTGCTCTCCTCACTTTTTTATTCGGTTTCCTCTTCTGGTTTAACTTTTTTCTTCCCAATATTATACTTGGTTTCAAGTTCCCATTCATCTTTATCTTTATAAGATAAAACTTTGATTTGATTGAGTGGTGCGATATCAGTAACTTTTTCTGGAGAAATAACAGTTATTAGTCCCCAATCAGAAAGTAGTTGCACAATGCGATTTCTGCGTTGTACATCATTTACAGTAAGATTTGCGTGTTTGCCATCAAGTGCAAACAATTCTTTAAAATGAACAATAAAATACCTTCCCTGTTTATGCAGAATATGACAAGACTGATAAATCTTTTTCTCCTTTCGTGAAGCAACTCCAATGCGAGTTAAAGTTTCACGAACCTTAAGAAAATCATCAGGTTCATTCAAAGACACTTCAATCATTTGGTCGGGAGACCATTTTACTTCAGGTTCAGCAATCATCTTTTTCCTCCAGTTTCAAATTTAGATTTAATGAAGTCGATTTGTTCTTTAGATAAAATTTTTAAAGCTTGCTGTGCTTTTTCATTACTATATCCATAGTAATTTTTAACATAATCAAGATCTTTAATTGTTTCTTTTTTGATCCAAGGAGAAAATCTCTTCTTGTTCCTAATAGTATTTATAAAAAAATCATATTGTAATTTTTTTGGCAAAAAGTTATACTTATTCATTTCATTTGCAAACATCAAACAATCAATATGTCCAGAAAGACAGCGATTGATAATGTATGGCGCATAATCCTTCTCAAGTGAAGGATCTTCATCAATCAGATTCTTTTTTGTTTGATTGATTGAGTTTAACCAGTCCTTTAATTCCATTAATAAAATTCACTCATATATCTTTGAATATTCATATCAAGTTTTTTTGCTTGCAATTGATAATATTTAATACAAATATCAACTTCTTCCTGTGTCCAATTTTTTGGATTCTTCCAAGCACAAATTTCTAATTTATTATTACGTGAATAACTAAGTAATTTTGGTCCCATATTCATAATTTAAAAGCAAGAGTTCTTTACGTTGTTTTTGCTCACGCATATATTCACCAACTGAACGCATCGTATAAGTTAAATCAAACTCTGCAGCATTCCAGTTTTTAAATCTATCTTTCACAAGTTGGTCAGAATTATAACTTATCAACTGATCCATATAATTATTATCACAATCAGCAGCAAACTTATCGTGATCAAATCCTTTATGCATTGATCCTTTGTTGCCATAGAGATTATCCTTAATATCATAAGGAGGATCAAGATACAAAAACGCACCTTCATTTCCATCCATCAAATAATCATAGGAATAATTAGTTATACGCCACTTTGCAATGAGTTTAGAGTACTCTGGCAATTTATAGATTCCCCTCAAAGAGAAATTAGAATTACTTGCTTGTTCCGAAAAAGATGAGCTTTCTGTTAGACCACTAAAAGAACATTTATTGACAATATAGAAGGCAACAGCACGATTAAAGTTTGATTGAGTTTTATCGTTAATATGATCCTTTGACTTTAGAAAAAGTTCTCTTGCAAGTTCAGGAGTATTATAAGCAAGTTTATAATCAACCAATTCACTCTTCAAATCATATCCAAACATCTGAAGTTGCTGCCAGAAATTTACCAGAGGTTCATAAAGGTCATTCACCCAAATTTTTAAATTTGGATACTTTTTCGTAATGTGAATTGCAACACTTCCACCTCCAAGAAATGGTTCCCGAAACTCATCATAGTCTCGTAGGTCGGGAAAGTATGGGTCCATCTTGACGCAAGCACGGGACTTGCCGCCAGGATAACGTAAACAAGTTTTAAGCGACTTCTGTGTTATTTTCATAAGTCTTAGGGTGAAAATTACAATACTCATTAAACACAATCTTACACTCCTTATGAGTAAGATTACAATGCTGTGCTGCTTTTGGAAGATTCCATTTAGCAGTAAAAAGCATTTCCATTGCTTCTCTAGTTTCTGGTCTCATTGGAACTCACACTCACACATAATCTCTGTAAGTGCTGCTAGGAGGTTAATCTCTTGGTCTGCTACAAAACTCCCCTGATACAAATATTTCGCAATAATAAGAACGGCAGCAGGGATAGTTTGGGGTGAAAGACAACCATAACAGGCGTCATACACCCTACGAAGAACGACACCAGGATCGTTGTCCAAGTTGGCGACCACCCACTTTCGGACTTCAGGAAAGTTTTTATTTTTGAGATGAGAGATAAGGTCATTTACAGCAATATCAGAAAAAGATGCAAGAACTCCACTATCTATCTCACCACCAACAGAGTACCTTTGACATTCATTAAGTACCCTTCTCCAATCAGGAAAATGTTTATTGATTAGTTCGGCAAGTACTTTCGGATCATATTTGATGCTCTCTTCATCCAAGATGTTTTGTAAACGCTTGAAGAAGGATCCTGCCAACTGCGCTTTTTCTCTTCCCTTGATACTGAACTCAACAACTGCACATCGGGAGTGGAGAGGTTCAATGATTTTGTTTTTGTAATTACAGGTAAAGATGAATCTACAGTTGTTATAAAACGTCTCAATATTAGCCCGTAGAAGGAGTTGTACGTCGTTTCCTGTGTTATCTGCTTCGTCAATGATGATGACTTTGTGTTTACCAGTTGCTTGAAGTGAGACGGTCGAAGCAAAATTCTTTGCTTGGTTCCGTACCGTGTCCAGAAATCGTCCTTCATCAGATCCGTTAATGACATAAAAATCTACTCCTAACTCATTACATAATGCTTTTGCTACTGTGGTCTTGCCGACACCAGGAGGACCAGCAAGAAGCAAATTTGGAATTTCACCCTTATTTAGAAAATCTGTAAAAGTCTTCTTAATATTTTCTGGAAGAATACAATCTTCAATCGTCTTTGGGCGCCATTTTTCCACCCACAAAAAATCTTCACGCATAATTATAAATCCAATCAGGTTTTTTCAATTCAGAAGTAGGGACAATTTCCCACCATTCATTCCCATCAAAAATATACAACTTATATGTATCCTTATCAAGGAAAATATCACCTTTTTGATAGTTCATATCCAATCAGGTTTACGCTGGGGCATACGGAGATAGTTATCCGCAACCCAAGGTTTAGACACAACATACTTTTGGTATGCTGTTGGTGTATCAATACTTTCATCAAGTTTGAACTCATCAGGCATTGCACGAGTAAAAGATTTTACATTCTTATAAATTTCAAGACTTTCTTGCGAGTTATCCAAAAAGATAACTTCTGCTGCTAAAAGACTATCAAAGCAAGAATGAACTTTACCATAACGATGCCGATACTCATTACAAAGAGCATAACCGTGCCGAATTAACCAGGCAAGGTTTTCATAGTTCTCTGCTGCCCACACAGTACAAGGATGATTTCTGAATGCTCCTTTTTCTGTACTATAAGGGGTTCCATCTTTTTTCGGAATAGTTCCCCAGTTATGATACCACTTGGAGTAGATGACGGAAATCATCTGACAAGTCTCTAGAGGCATTTTGACAATATGCTTGTCAGGAAGTGACACAGCAGAAAGAACAGGACACTCATCAGTCACAAAAATATTCATAATATAAGATAAAAATTAATCAGGGTTCAAGAGCAATATAATAGGTCAAATTATAACGTTCGTTTGTGAATTTAGACAGAAGTTTTTCTGACACAACCACATCATAAGAACCAGGAATAATCTTAAGGTTCTCCACCTTGAAGTTAAAAGTGAATTCTTTATCAGTCTCACCAACCACAATTGAATATTCGTTAGAAGTATCATTCTTTTTATCACGAACAACCAAACGAATTACACCTGCTTCACCAATAACAGAAAGATCTGGAAGTTGATACACTGCTGCCGCTTTCTTCAAATTATCCAATTGTGAATGTTCTAGTTGAAAACAAACATCTTGAGAAGGAAGAACAATATCTTTTTCTGGAGGAGACACAATAACTTCTGGATCGGCAAAGAAATACTTCACACGACGTTTTCCTTCACGAATAATAACGTGAGAATTATTTTCAAAATCAAGGTCTGGGTCTTGATGCAGTCCTAATCCATTTAGAAATTGGTTAAGGTCATAGATTGCAAAATCTTTTGGGAATTCTTCTTTAATTTCTGCTTCTGCAAGAATGTTCTTCATCACAGAAATTGTGCGAAGTTTGGAACCTTCCTTAACCAAAATAGACTGATTGATTGAAGAAAAGTTTTTTAAAATAGTAATAGTAGATTCAGAAAGTTTCATAATTTGGGGTTTAAGTTTCAATTGTTTTCAACGAGATTGAGATGATTAATTAAAAGAATAGTATAATGCAACACTTTGAAAAGATCAGCACGAGGAGTTCCCTTGGTATCATAACGATCAGTATATTTGGTTATGTTTCCAGCACAGAATCCTTCACGACGATTGTGTTTAATTTTATCAAGGGTTTGTTCTGTTCCACCACCAGTCCTATCAACATAATGCTGACTATAAGTACCAGCAATATATTGTTCAAGTTGTTTTAGGATTTTATCTTCGTTGTATTTCCAGAAACCATTAGCATTTGTGTTTTCGGGCATAGTAACAGTAAATTCAGAGTAAGTCATAAAAAGGCACATTTACCTTTACCAATCATACCAAAAATCCAAAGGTCAGTCAACCATTTTGCTAAATCCTTTAATCTTTTCAAACTTAACAATCCTATCAAACTTATCAATCAATTCGTCTGTCTTATGTGAAATCACAAATATATTAGTATTTTTTATCACATATTTAATAATTTTTGTGAAGTAATCTGTTCCCATAAAATCCAAAGAACTATCAAATACTTCATCCAAAATAAGAAGATTGGTATTGACTGAATTTTTCATTCTTGCAAGTTCTCTCCAAGTAAACAAAATTGCAAGATTAATTCTCATCTTTTCTCCTTCACTAAAACTTTCATATGTAAAATCTTCATGAATTGGAGATTTAATATTTTCTTTAAATTCTTCATCCAAAGTAAAATTAATATAGAAATCCATCATCTGCAGATACTTATTAATCTGCTTATTCATCAATGGTAAATATTGCTTTATGATTTTACTTTTTATGCCACCATCTTTCATTAAAAAATTAGCAAAATCATAGTAAGTTATATTTTCTTTTTGATTTGCTTTTTCAATTTCAATTAAATTTAAAGATTGTTCCAGTTCAGTTAATGCTTCTCTTTCAACATTTCTGTTTTTAATTTTGTTGGCAATGTCTTGAATTTCCTGTTCCAGGTCTCTTGATTGTTTATTAAGTTGGGAAATTTTAACATTATTGTTAGAAATTTCATTATTTAAAGAATTGATTTCTTTTGAAACGACATTAAATTCACGTTCTCTTTTTTCCTCTTGTTGAATTGCTTCTTTTAACTCATTATAACCTTGCTGAAGTTCCTTTGCTTTAATTTCAGATTCACTAACTTTATTTAACCTAAAATCTTCTTCAATTGTTTGAGTGCAAGTGGGGCATACCGAATTATTATTGAAAAACTTATGCTGTTCTGTAATACTTGATACTTTTTCAGAAATCTTGCCCTTCAAATTAGAAAGTTTTTTTAATTTTTTAGATGCATCCAGAAGGTCTTCCAATTGAGGTTGAAGGGTTTCTGACACCACTGACACCTTTTGTCCATTCTCTGCTGTTAACTGGTCAATATAGGTAGAAATAGAAGTTATTTTATCCTTTTTCTTTTCTATATTTTCTTTACCACTTTTTTCAATACTTTCAATAAATTCTTTTTGCATCTCAACCTTTTCTTCGGTCATAGATTGCTTCAAAGAAAGTTCTTTAATTTTATCATTTGTATTTTTAATTCTATCTTTAATCACCGCATTCATCGCAGAAAAGATTTTAATATCCAATAAATCTTCTACAACTTCTCTACGGTGTGCAGTAGATAATTGCATAAAAGGCACAAAAGAAGCACTACCCAAAATTACAATTTGAGTAAATGACTTATAATTTAATTTTAAGATATTATCTTCCAGTTGTTTTTGTTGATCTGTAGATGCTGC